CCCCACGTCTCTGCAATCTGCAGATGGGTAATTTCTATCACTAACACATAATTTGCCCTATGTGTGAATAAGTTTTAATAAGTCCTCATTGCCATGGAGATGTTCTCGAAATTGAGAGCATTCTCTAAAGTCAACAAGAGTGATAGGTGACACAAGTTGTTCAGCCCTGAGTCTTGGCGTCATCAATCGAGGCAGTGCTTTGGTATGTTGTGGTGGAACATGCAACTTCGCTGAAAGCAAGTGTGCGATTCGTTCCATTTCCACAGGACTAAGTCCAAAGGCTAACATAACCTCGAGATATGCTAGTTTGTGGTCTACTTCAAACATAAGATTCTTAGAATGTTTGAATGCTTCTTTTATCCCATAGTTGTGCTCTACGGAATCGGGTTTCACATAGAATTTTTCAGGCACAGCCCCCCTTAAAAAGTTACCAAGTTGGTGGAATAAAGGTATACCTCTGTATACAACTTGATACATAAACCCTAAAGAAGCAAAATACTCAGCCGCGGCAGGAACGAACCTTGGGTCCAATAAGTACTGTATGTTGGACAGTAACTTCATTAGATTTTGTACTTGATAGTACACACCGGGTTGTATTTGTATAAATTTAGAGGAGCAAAATTCAACATCATGGTAGTCTTCACGGATAACAAGTTTGGCATCAAAACCGAAATCTAGGAAAGTATTCTTAAATTCCCTCATCAGTCTAGGCACTTTAGCCACACCGTCATCTCCATCTACCAGGAAAAGGTTTTCATCAATGCCGTTCTTTATCAAGAAATACTTCATAGCTATGTAGTTTAGTGTTGTGTTGCCTAAACCAGTATCCATATCCCCCGAACCACGGCATTGTTCAAATCGAAATTTGATATTATTACTCGTGTACCCTTTCTTAACGAGTTTCTCTGACCATAAGGCACTGTATACCTCAAAATCCGCCTTATTGAGTAGTTTCTTCATCAACAACAATTCCATACACAATACTGGGTATCTTTGAGACCCCTCAAACTTGGAAAAATCGTTTTCTAAATACCACTCACCAACTAGCCTCTGGAAGGCCTCACCACGCTCTTTGAAATTTTTGCCTTTAGCTACCTGAGGTAGTTTTGTAAATGCATGCTCTAATGGGGTCGTGAAAAGACCGTACAATAAATTAAACCTTGGGTCACGGCCCATAATAAAACGGGGTGACTTTGTAGGATCATTGTATTTCTCAAGTTTTATGAAGGCTGACATTCCAGATATATCTTTAAGTGTCCGTCTATGATTATAGACATCATTATAAGCTTTTGTATATCTAGATCCCATTCTACCTTTCTTATCACCTAGAAATTCTTCGATTCCTATTGGACCATTAAAGTGTGGTCTTAGCTCATTGGCTAGG